CTTTCTCTGTATTTATCAAGCAGTTATATTATCTCAATACCCATATTTTTAAGTATTTCATCTGCATCTTCATAGGTTTTGCCATTATCAAGCCTTGCCTGCTCTATAAGCCTTTTAATGCGCTCTAAACTCCGTTTGGGATACATCGCCACAGGTTCTAAATATATCCCTCCATCGACAATTAGCAAATTGAAACTATCGCCTGTTTTTAAACCCAATTGTTTTACAATCCTTGCAGGAATTGTTAACTGCCCGTTTTGTTTAAGCCTTGCTATCATAATCCCCACCCCTGATTGATAACTTAAGAAATCAAAAACGGGAATCATTTAAACCAGCTTTAAACTACCTTTTTTTCTCAATAAGTAATTTATCCACTAATTGCCTATTCCGCTATCATTACCTCTCTATTTGCGTTATGTGCAATATTATTTCTATCATCTGACCATACATTGTCATCCAAATAGCTAGGTGAAGGTAAATTTGCGACTTTACGAAGATATTCTTCTAGTTTTTGATCCGGGAACAAATCCATACCTGCACCAGCAAGCTTAGTTATATAATCGCCAAGCTCTGTCAAATTCGGCACTTCGATATCACCATGAACAAGTTTTGGAAGTTTCTTTAATGAATAGCCATTTAATTTGAATAATCTAGGAATCGCCACTCTGTTAAATTGTGCAGCTATCATATTAAGCCAACTTCCCAATGCCACCGAAAACAAATGCGTTTTACTGCTTGCTAAAGAGAAACTACCGACATGTTCATGGCCAAGCAAAATAAAATCAGCGAGCACCGTCATTGCGATTCGCTGATCATACCTTGCGATTATCTGATCCGTATTAAACTGCCTTGTTCCTCCTGTTGATAAAAGTGTAAAATCATAAAGCTTATGCCCATTTTCATCATAAAGTAGCGGAAATACAATTCCCTCTTGCTCATCTCTTCGAACATTTGTAACTATCCGTTTAATTGATTCTAATATTGCTCGATCCTCTTCTGATGCTTGAGATGATAATAGTTCTGGCGGAACCCACGCTATAGGAAGCCCCGCTAAATCTCTTTCAACACCAATTCCTTCAATGATTTCAATATGCTTTTTAAAATACCACGCTGAATATGCGTTTCGTAATAGAGATTTACCCTGCGGATTATTCTTATATACCGATGTTCTAAACAATAATGCCTTTTCCATCGGTATATACCGCATCTGATAATCCGGTGGAGCTTGCTGCACCATACCTAAAATCTGCCCCGTATCTGAAAAGTCCCAAGACCACAAAGAACTTTGCGCTCTAATCGGAAAACCTCTCCATCCAATACGACCATCGTTAAATCTTGAATCTTTGCTAGGATCCGAATTAGGACCTAATCTGATTTTATATACAATCTCATGATAACTCCATCCATAAACTAACATCGAAAGAATCTCAGATATTGTTTCTTCCCATGTTAATTCCATATCTTCAAGACAACTTTCTAAAAACAATGCTGCCTCCAAATCATCTAACGTTTGCCCCGCAGGTTCAACTCTCCACTCAACCTGCCTGATCAACAACTCTATAGCATGTAAAATGGCACCAATAACTGGATCGTTTAAGCTCATCTCAGTATAAATATCAATAGCTCTTCTACCTTGCAGCTCTGGCAAAAATTCCTCATACACATGCCCAGAAAACCGCATTAAGCCAGTACGCCCAAGCTCTACAAGCTCCATCCTTGCCATTTTACCGCCTCCATTTACTTGTTTGCGTTAGATCCATAACCATTTTCACCTTATAATTTCTTGATTTGACTTCCGCATATACCATAGCCACCGCATCAGCAAAATCTGGCGAGCCTAAACCTTTTTTCCGCATATCCTCTTTACTCTCTAATTTCATCTTGCCATCCGATAAATGCTTATATCTTCTGCTTGTTAACTCTCTCATCAATCGCTTATTTGCAAATACTCTACCGCCTATCTGTCCTGCCTGCAATTTTCTTGCCAGATTATGCCACCACTCTGTTGCTGCGTCCGCATAATTCGTACTATCTATGGGACTACCTCCGGCGTTCATTTCTATTAACTCAACTTCTCTCAATACTTCTTTTGCTCTATCATAAACCCCAGCACCCAAACCGACTGAATCTATCTTAACCACCTTCGCTTTATGCTTTTTAACAAATTGCACCAGCTTTCCAACAACTTCCATCGTAGATAGCCTTGTATATTCCTCATAATCGAAAAGATCATTTCCATCCTTTGCCACAAGCACCGTCGAATCTGCCCCATATCTTGCCACATCAACCGCAACTTCTACAATTCCAGTTCGTTCTGCATCTAAATTTGCTGCTGCCTCAACCCACGATAAAGCAATCAATGTATCCTCAATTTGATCAGGGAATCTGCCTAAAATCCTAGATTGCCATAAAAACGAATCTTCGCCCCAGTCATTTCTGGCATCTTCGATATCCTGCTCTGTAATTAATCCAGGTATTACCACACCTTTACCCTGTAAATTCGGCGTTTCAAACGCTGAAATGTGACATGTCCACCATCCAGCTGAAGAAAATGCGTTGTAAAACGTACCGCTTAAACTTGTCGGGTTCCCAATTGCCAATAACTTTGCGTTTGACCCACGCACAACCGACATAATTCCTTCCCATATTTGCTCTGAAATACCCGCTGCCTCATCAACAACCACCAGAATATTATCACTGTGTATCCCCTGAAATGCGTCTGGATCATAATCACGTGTTGCAAAACCAAAGGCGAAATGCTCTTTTGTAAACTCCCAAGATTTAGTTAAGAGCTTACCGCCTAAATTTACGCCATTTGCCTTTGCCCTTGCGTGTAACTTGTGGATCTCTTTCCACAAAATTCTTCTAACCTGCCTATCTGTCGGCGCAGTAGTTACAACAATCGCTGGATAAAAATTTGCCATCCACCAAGCAACCGCTCTTGCTGCCAGCCACGATTTACCTGCCGAGTTACAACTTGCAACAGCGACCCTTCGATTAATAGCTAAATGCTGCAATATTTCACTTTGTTTATCCCAAGGCTTTTCCCCTATAACCTCTTGCACCCATACATCTGGCATTGCGCTATAAATCATCTTCTGAAACTCTCGATCGAGCTTTGTATGCCTGTTGAATTGCCTCAATAAACTCTGGATCTCTTCGTAGCTTCTCTGTGATCTTAGTGGCATCATATTGTTGTACCACTTCCCCACTATGCTCTAAATCGATTTTCTCTTTTAGACCCCATCGATCTGGATAACGTCTAGCGAGAAAATCTCTTGCCGCTTTCCAGTCCTCTGGCATTTTGGACTGCCAAAGCATTACCATTCTAACCTCTGCCTCAGCCTCTGCCTGTTTTAGTGCCTCTAAAAAATCAAAAAACTCACCCGACCTGCTCTTTTCTCCCTTATTAATCCAATTTCTAAACGTTGCATAGCTGATTCCAGCGTATCTACAAGCAACATCATAATAACAACCTGCTTTAATAGCGTCGAAAAGTCTCTTTCTTGTTTCTGGCGTTAACTTAGAAGGCCTACCTTTAGATTTTGCCATGTCAATCACCACTTATAAGCTGCGCTTTTTTTCCTGTAAATTTCTCCCAGCGTTTAATTGCAACATCGCAGTATAATGGCTTAAGCTCTACTGCGTAACATCTGCGTTTAAGCTGTTCGGCTGCGATAATTGTTGTACCAGAACCTGAAAACGGCTCGTAGACAATTTCCCCTTCATCCGAGGTTAATTTAATAAAAAACGCAGGAAGTTTCACCGGAAATACTGCCGGATGCTCTACCTGCTCATTATTTACTGGTATGCTAATTACATTTGAAGGTCTTGCGATGCCTTTTCTTTTCTTGCCATAGATACCAACGTTACCATTTCTGCTATATCTGATATTGTTTTTGTCGTATATTGTTACATTCTCTGAATACGTGCCAACAGCTTTGGGCTTAAATTTTATTTTCCGCTGCTTGCTGAAATGGAATATATTTTCATGCTCATTATAAAAACCTGCGTTAAGCTTCTCCAGCATATCTTCATCTACTTCAACTAACTGCACCATCCAGTTAACATCTTCATGCTTTACAAAGTAATGAATTGGTTCAAAGTCATTTCTAAGCCTGTTTTTCCATCCCCCAGGCAATCCTTGTTTATTCCATATTAGCTGATCAACATATTTCCAGCCATGCTCTACCATAGCAATAACCATCTTCATCACATATAGACTTCTTTGACCATTTTCGCTGTGCTCTTTAATATTTACAAATAATGATCCTTCATCAACTAAAACTTGCCATGCAACGCTTGCTACTTTCAAAAACCATTCTGGATATTGATCAGCAGGTATTGACGCATATTGATTTTTTCTTTGCTCCGCATAAGGAGGAGAAGTTATAATCATCGCTGCTTTTTCATACTCCAAAAGTTTTTCAACTGTTTTGATATCCGTGCAATCGCCGCAGATTAACCGATGATCCCCCAATGCCCATATATCTCCAAGTTTAACTTTTGGTACTTCTATCGATTGCACTACCTCTTCAACGTCAAAATCATCTTCTTCAATTTCATCTTTGACCGGCCAATTTAAATAGTCCTCAATCTCCGATATATCAAAACCTGTGGTCAATAAGTTTTGCCCTAAAAGTTCAAGTTCTTGAATTATGCTTGCTAGCATCTCCATATTCCATTCTGACTCATCAGCCAGCCTATTATCCGCTAAGTTATATGCCTTTGCTTTTACATCATCAAAATCTAGGAAAATTACCGGAACCTGCTTTAATCCTGCCTTCTTTGCTGCCTTTAACCTTTGATGCCCAGCGATAATCATATTGCTGCTTTTCTGCACCAGAATCGGATTTGTAAAACCAAAAGATTCAATTGACTGCTTTAATTTATCGATGCCCTTATCAGATATTTTGCGTGGATTGCCTTCATAAGGTATTAACATATCTATATCCACATAATCAACCTGCAACTTCAATTCTTTCACCACCTTTAAGACTCCACTGCGTTTTAACAAACATACTCTTAGTTTTAGCTTATAAAAATGGGACCTTTACCGCATATATCACTCGTACTGAATATGCATTAAAGATCCCACAATAACGGAGCTTTCTCTGCATAAAAATTGCACTGTTCTCTCTTGTCGTGCTACACATGCAGATAACACCCATTATATCTTTTATATCTTTTTCCAGAATGTACTTGACATCTCCATCAATGCCCCAATTACACTATAACATACACTTCTCTGGCAGTGTCTGCCAATTTTTTAGATAGCGAAAATTTCATTTTTCATGCTGGCAAATATCTCATTCGGCAACATCCCGATTTCATACGCTATCAAGATTATTACATAATCCCGCAGTCTAAACGCTGTTCTTTCACCCACATGCAAGCTTTCCGCTACTTCTCTCCATGTTCTACACTCTTTATATCTAAGCTGTACCAGATTCTGCAATACCTTCGGGCTTTTAGCTAGAGTTTTTGTAATTACAGCCCACTCCCATAACTCATATTGATGCCTTAATACAAATGCTTCTTGCTGGCTTTGCTTCATATACAACTCACGATCAACAGCTGGTTCATCGATTGGCTTGCTCATCACAGGACCAGGATAGACATCTGTATCTTGATCCCTTTGTGCCCAAGAATACAACTTGCCTTCGATAATCGGAATCAGTTGTTGAAATTCCATATACACTCACGCCCTTACGATGATTTCCGCCCACGTGATACAACATATTTTTTTGCCACTTTCTGAAACCTAACAAACGGAATCTTCACTCCATACGCTCTGCCATAATAATCATCCCAGTATGTTTTTGAATAGATATACTTCCGCATTAACGGTCAAACTATCATTTAACGTTCTGGTAACGATCATTGCAACACCTCCTAATCGTTACCTAAATCTTCATCCGCAACTTCACCCTTCGCATCCGATTCCGCATCTTTGCACTGACAACATGATTTTATTTTTTCATCCTCAACTTCTATCTTATAAGCCCAAAGCCCAGCTACTCGCTGCCAAATCTGCAGAATCTCGCATCCAGGGTATCGATTTAAAACGATTCTAACAGCATCTTCCATCGATTCCGCGCCTACCCATTCTTCAATCAACGCCATTTTTACACCTCGTTTTTTACGAAATATGTGAATTTACAGTCGCAACTCTTTTTTAGGCTTTCTAAGCCCTTTGAAATTTGAGGGATATATAATTATACCCTAACCACATTTCGAGCGACTGTGACGCATCCTATTGCGTTTGGATGCCTTTCAAGTATGTTTGTCCACATATCATTATTTTACTCCCGACCCCTCGATCGCCGATAAGGTATCAGACGCCATCTTTAAGATATTTGCTCCCAGTTTTTGCACCTCAGAAATGGTTAAATCATCATACATGATTAACCCTTCCGCCAAACTTCTTATCCGCTTTAACACAAGCTTAGACAGCTCCAAATCCCGAATCATCTTCTTTTCTCTATATCCATACAAACTTACCTCAATCTCAGCAAGCGTATTTCTAAGTGGTTCCAATGCGTTAATGATCACCTTTACTTTTTCATCCAGATTATCAATTGCCCGGCTTTCACTAAGCATCATTAACCCTCCTTACAAAGCCTCTGCCATATGGATCTCCACATGGGGGCATCTGCGATCTATCTTCACGATAGGTTCAAGAAGTTGTGACCTGACCGTTGCTTGATCATCATAAGGATGAAAATTGGTAGGATGAATGCCTTCGCTGGCATTTATCTCCATCCTGAGTTTTGCCACTTTATGCACCAACCTTCTTTTTTCTGTGCATTTCAACTAGCATCTTCTGATACTCTTCCGAGGACATGTTAAGCCACTTCTGCTGCCTATCAAGCACTTCTTTTATCTGCTGCTCTGTTAAGTTAACACTGATTTGCATGCCATCATAGCCTACCTCCATATATTCCCGAGCCTTTTTATAAAAGACCCCAACCGTAGGAAAATTACTAGCACTTTCCCAGTTTTCAATAATCCAATCAACCGTTTTTCTCAAAACCGAATATGGTAAATCCTTTAACCTTTCATAGTAGATGCCAACTCTGTTGCTCGGAAGAGTAACGCCGATTGCCTCACTCACCTGGGCAAGCATACTAGCGATGATATCCTTATTTAACATTAAATAACAAACCCTCCTACTCGACATTAGCAAGAGCTTGTTTATACTGCTCAATCAAAGTCTGCTTGAAACCCTCCTGTTTCTCTTCCTGTAAATACTCAGCTAAACTCTGATTCAGCCACGTTTTGCATAACTTGATATGCTTTTGCTGCCTATTCTCTCTAATCATCTGATCTCGATATTTTGCTGCAGCTGCAATTAAATCGGCTGCTGTTAGATTAAGCTCTTTATCCGCTAAGATTGCCTGATATAACGCAAATGCCTCTGCTTTGTCTTCCTTACGTGGATAAACTTTCCAAAAAGTTTCAAACTCTTCAGGGTAATGGTTTTTAAGGCTACGTTTTAGATTTGCTGTAGCTTTCCGCTCGTTTTTCTTTCTGCCATTTCTCACTTCGTTTTGCTGCTTATCTTCCAGTTGAACGATATTGATATCTTGATTATTCTCTTTATTAATCTCATTAATAGCGTTGCCCAAACCGGTATAAGCGTTTTGCTCATTTTGAGCTAAATACTCTGCCCACTTTGGATTGATCGAGCTGTTCATTTTGGATAAATCGGATAGAACTGGTCCTTCATAGTTTTCAAGTAGTTCTAGTGCCCTATAATTTATCCGATACCATTTAGTCCAATCGTAATTATGCTTGTTATAGCATTTGGAGTATACAAGCTGCGTTACCTCCAAATTTTTAATTCCGCGCCTAATCGTACTGCGAGACCAAAAGGGAAATTGCTGCTCCCAATCATTATAAGTGCCATAAGTCCAATAATATCCATCCATAAATCCCACATTTGTCTGCCTGTTTATTTCGATCCAGTAGTGCATCTGCTGCAAAATTATAGCCTCAACTAGCCCGATTTTCTTTGCAAGTCCAGGCAAAACCATAAGCGGCTTTTCATTAAGCAGCAGTTTGCTCACAAATTACCCTCCTCTCTGCCAGTTTTATTACTGACTATTTAGATTTTTAAATTTCTATATTGCAAATTTCTAAAATTAACAAATCTTGTTTACAAAGTGAAAGGATTTAACTCTACAAAGGCGAATCATATTAATGCGTAGTGCCCAGTCTATTTCCTTAGCCGTAAGGATATCTAGGCTGGTCTTTTTCACGCTACGCAAACTTATCCCAGCACTGCCTAAGCTGGGAAAGGGGCACTGTTGCCCCATAATCCGAGAAGCGTCATTGCCTACTGCCCATTATAAACTGGCTGACGCTTTCAACACCGAAGATAGTCTTAATGCTACCCCTGCAACTAGCATTAAGGCTATCTTTTTGTTTAAAAAGAGGAGCGATAAGCTTTGCCTCAAAGCCTGTTAGCTCCCCTTTTCATCAAGAAGATTCCGCCTATTGCTGATACAGTTTGTTTTTACACAATTCGCCTCAATTCTGGCAATTCCTGGCGGATGGTTCAATTTTTGAACCGAATATGTGTTCGTGATAATTCTACAATTATGTACCCAAAAAACGATATTCTATGGTATTTATACACCCATAACACTTTTCAAAAGATCCTTTGTTAGTCTATATTCGGCTGGCCTTCCTAGCTTTGTTTCAACGTATCCCCTTAAAATTAAACCTTTGACTGCTTTCATACAGCAGTTTTTCGATTGTCCGCATCTGCTTGCTAATTGTGCAAAGGATATTGCTGCCCACTCCTTTTGTTCTAGAACTGTTAGACTAAAAAATTGCGCCATAACTATAAATTCAGAAGTGGTCAATTCACTGCTTAGATGGTCAATAAGTGCCTTCAATAACTTTGCTTGTCTCTCTCGCGCGCACTCTTGACCATCAATGATACGCTGACAAATATTACTCATAGTCCATCACTTTCCGCTTTTCTAAGGCTTATTTTAAGGATTTGGCAAAAAGCAACCTCATCCTAAGCCGCATCAAGCGAAGGCCAATTCCCCTCCTTTCTAACCTGACAGATTTGATTTATCTCCACCCGCTTTTTTAATACATCTTGGTTCGTATACATAGCGAATATGTCTATGTTCAAGCAGGGGTTGTCCAAATATAAACCAACTTTGGATCTTAAAACTACACGACAAATCAACTTTGCTATACTGCAAAGCTATCTACCTGTACCTGAGCAAAAGAATCATCGTCGTTCATAAAACTGAAAAATCCCTTAGCTGGTCTTTCTCGTTCCTGATACTCGTAATCTTTTTCAACCCAAGGACCTTTCTTAATCTTCCAGTTTTCCTCAAAGAGAAAATACTCAAAGCCTTTTTCGATAAAATGAATCAGAATGTATTTGCGCTTAGCAAGTTTTGCCTTATATGCCCGACTGTAAATATCGATCGAGTCAATGATCTCCTGCAAACTATAACTTTCAAGTGCTTTTTTTAATGCCACATACAGTCTTTTTTGCATGTTTTCGCTTAAAGCACGATTTGTGATGCCATGCTTATTCCAAGCCTTAACTACTTCGTTAACTAATTGTTTTTCTTCATCACCCAGAAATCTAGCATTTACAGCCAATTGGCTTTTCGGGTTCATTTCACCTTTAATTTTTTCATCATTCTCATTTGTAATTAAGCCAACGTGCTCTTTACATGAATAGCTTTTCTTGTCATGATAAGGAGAAGTATGTAGTTTATTATGTGTAGTTATATCTTTGTAGTTAGTCTGCATATTTTGCACCACCCCACTGCACATTTTGCAGGGCATGTCTGCATATTTTACACCACCAGATCTAGGTATGTAATCTGGTTTAATACTAGATATAGTTCTACACGTTGACATATGCTCACTCTTGCTTAGTTCTAAACCACCAACCACTTGCATTTCTTCCGTCTGAATAATTTGTCTCTCATCGTTCTTTATCTGTTTCGACATACCACCTGGAATGATTAACAGATAAGAATTAGCTGTATGTACCTTTTCATTGTCTTTTTGATATTCGTAGTTTTTAATTAACCAGCCTTTCTCCACTAATCCCTTGATTGCTGCCCTTACTGTTGATTCACTAGCACCTACCGCAGCTGCTATTTCCGGCATCGATGGGTTAGCTGTACCGGCATACATGCACGATGCAAGATAACATCTAACTGCAATTTCGTTGTAATTAAGACCGCTAAAGAAAATTGCTTTGCTATCATTAAACCAATCAAAGAATTTCATATCCTCAACATGACCATATAAAACAGGTGAAAACTTCTGTTCACTACCTTTTTCTTTAGCTATGTGGTTTAATGCCATAGCTTTAGCGTCTCTTGCTTGTAATATGCTATATGGCACAAGTAATTTATAGCAATTTGACATACTTCTGCCCAATGTAGATCTATTTTTCTTTTCCAACCATCCTTTTTCAACAAGTGAATTGATCGCATTATATATTAACCGCTCACTTGCTCCGATAGCTTTTGCGATTGTCGAAATTGCAGGGTACGCTATTGCTGATATATTATCCGCACATGCAGAAAGATAAAACCTCACAGCTAATTCATACGGCTTTAATCCTTGCCCAAATATCTCATTAATGTCCTTAAACCAGCCCAGTTTCTGTTTATCATGCAGAGTTATTGACATAAAAAATACCCCTTCCTGATGCTGCGATCAGAAAGGAGCCCATCACTCTGGGAGGTAACGACCAGCTTTTTATTTCCTGTAATTGCCATGGCTGTTATTATTGACAACCAATTTTCAACAGGATATAATTAAACTAAATAAAGGTCGTTAGACCTGAATGCCTTAGGCATTCATCGGAGCTGAGCCAATCCCGGTACCCGGCAAGGTTTTGAGGGATGGGCTCCTTTCTTTTTATCCGAAACATTTCACGATAGAACCGCATAAAGCGGTCTTTTTTTAATGTTCATGTAGTAAGTCCTAACCTAATTTCGTGATTTTTCAAGCGTTCGCACAAAGAGCTAAAACTTAGCCTTTTATGAACATTACATGTGAAAAATTGCTTATGTGGAACGTTCTTCGTCAGTTTTTATGAGACCTATCCAGAGTGCATACCGAACTCAGGAGACGGTCTTTTTTACTTTCACGAGAAATGAATCCATATTTTTGTCTTATTTCATTCTCCATTAAAATCAGATTACCTTCTTTTTCCGCAAAGAAAAATCGCTAAAACCCGCATGGGGAGCGCATTTCATGATTTCAGTACAACAATCAAGATTGAAATTAATAAAGCAAACAAACAATAAATTAATCAATTAATAAAGCAATATTAAAATAAAACAAGTAAACAATAAATCAAGAAATTAATAAATACATAAAGCAATAAAACATGAAAGTGCACAAATTCACAAATAAGCGCCTGCAATTCAAAACCAATTGTAGATGGCTTTTGATAAAGGTACAGATTTAGCACCCAGGTGTATATCAATAATAAAATTACTGTTTTAATGAAAACAATAAAACAATAAAATATGTTTTCATTAAAACAGTAAAATGATAGCTCGTAATCTTACTGCCTCATGCTTACCAATATCATTTACTTCGTTCAGATTAATGCACTTATAACTCATCCTTCAAATACTTGGTGGTAAAATCCTGCTCACCTGGTTCTGAATGCGTATTAATCATCTTTTTGGATTCCAAATGATCCTTGTAATCTAAGCTAACCATTAAGATATCTACTAAGCATCTTATGAGTTTCTCATCATTACCAAGGTCTAAATATTCAAATGCTAATTTATCCAATGTCAGTATAGTATCAATTGTTGCTAAATCGACATCCTTTGTCTTTTCATAATGTTTGTCGAATAAATCTTGCCACGATAGTCCATAATCTGGTATGTATCCATATTTGTCCAATAACTGCATATCCTCTAGTACTTTACTGATTTGCTGCTCCAATAAACTATTGTGATAAATATTAGTTGTTTTTTGCACTTTCGCTTTGATCATTGTGATCCGTGTGTTCATGATTTGCTTGATCTGCTCGGTATAATTGTGCCTTTCATCATTTACCATAAATCTACCTCCAATATGTACAAATTAGTGTTATGTCCAATAGGTCTTATTTGTAAGTTTCATTATATTTAGGTATGCAGATAAAACAAGAAGAATCTAATCGAAATAATATCGCTGAGTACCATGTCTTTTGAATTCCATATAGCGAGTAATCAATAATTAAATAAAACATGTAAACAATAAAACATAAAACCAATAAATCAATAAAACCATAAAACAATAAAACATGAAAGTGCCGGAATTCACAAATATCTTTGATGATCAATACAATGAAAAAAGCTCGCCATTTTTAGCGAGCCATCAATTTTCACTCCATCCATCAATATTTAAATAAGCTAGAAGCATAGCACCAAACTGTAGTAGAAGTTCTGCTGATGACCCTGCACTGTTCTTAATGGAATTTATCATTTCATCAAAACTTTCTTCATTTCTCAGATGCTTAAATACTTCGTAGAAGAACCAGACTGCAACATTCCAGAATTCACCTTCCCGGACACGTTTCACTCGGCTATTACTATCTAAATAATCCATCAGTTCTCGCATAGCTTCGTAAGCCCGGACAGATACACTATGAGTAACAACTCCGCGCGCATACACCTCAGATGCGGTTTTTAGCTCTTTCATAAGCTCAGAAACATTGACGATTGGAGGTGTAATATTGCGGGTTGATTTTAATTTGTTTTGTAGTTCGGTATTTTCGGCTTGCAAAGCGTTAATCTGTGTATTCAGATTCTCAATCCGTTCGTGCAAATCATTGTTTTCCTGCTCGAGCTCTTCAATCCGTGCGGAAAGTTCTGCTTGTTGTTCAGAGAGTTCTTTAATCATTTTCGCCTTCTTTTCAATTTCGAGCATAAAAAATGCTTTGCTCGTATCTTTTATGTCAGTCTTATCATTTTGATCGTCCGGTATCAATCCTGCTTCACTTAAGCCTTGGTTGATCTCCAAGGAATCCTCAATAATTCGAGCTGCCAACCCTTCACGTTTATTCTTGGACATGCGCAATCGCCTCCGGTTTCAAGTTTGGTATTTCCGAGTCCTCATCGGAACTTATAAGCTCTTGCGCAAGATCTATAAACAACTGGGCTGCTTCTCCTTTTGGTTCATGTGCACCAATCGGTTTATCATAAAATTGAGCCTCACTGATCGCATTCAGCTTCTTAATTACGGTTTTTGCTACAGGATATTGAAGAACGGAAGGTAAGCTTTCAATAAACTCCTTAGTCGTATTTGTCCTATAATCGGCCATCGTAATTACGAATCTATTTATCTTAAGTCGTTTATTGACTTGTCTGACATTTGTAATGGTTTTTAAAAGTAGTTTGACGCCTTCCAATGAGAATTTGCTTACAGCAATTGGAACTAGACATGAATCAGCAGCAACTAATGCATTTATGGTCAAAAGACCCAGGGATGGCGGACAATCAATGAATATGTAATCGTACTTAGAAAGCTGGTCCTTAGAATCATTAATTGCATTAAACAGTACTGATTCTCGACTAATACGCATGATAAGTTCCATCTCAGCTTCGCTAAGTGCAATCGTAGCTGGTATTAGATCAAAGCCATATTTTGATTCAACTATTGCCTCGTGTAAAGGGAAAGAATCGATTAATACTTCTGTTATTGTACTAACGGCCATAGATTCTGCATTAATGCCAATACCTGTCGATGAATTAGATTGTGGATCCATATCAATTAGAAGCACTTTTTTACCAAGCTTGCTTAAAGCTTCGCTTAGGTTAATTGATAGTGATGATTTGCCAACCCCACCCTTTTGATTAACTATAGCAATGATTTCTGGTAACTTACCGTTCGCATCGTTTTCTATCCTTTTACTGTGAATATATGCATCAGCATCTTCAACCCGGATTCGCCACTGAGCTCCAACTTTTGTTGCAGGAATCGCACCGCTAACAACTAGTTTATGCGCGGTATTATAGTGAACCTGCAAATAATTTGCCAGTGCCCCTATACCAATCAGGTATTTATCGTTTCCCACGCTTTCACCTCACATTTCACATC